AAGTAAAAGTCAAAGCAAGTAAAGATATTCCCGAACATGCAATGCAAGCTATAAAATCTATTAAAATAAATCAAGATGGAGATATAGCCATAGAATTCTGGGATAAACCAGCTATATTAAGAATATTAGCAAAAGCCAGTGGTATGCTAGATAACCCAGAAGAATCTGATAAGCCAAGTGTTATCGGTATTAATGTTAAAGCACCAGAGATAATTGACAGTGAATAAACCAAAAGTATCTTATAAAGAATTTAAAGCTTTATCATTTGATTCTCAAGTGGGAGGAGATCATTATACTAAAATGAAAATACAGCCTATGCAATTTTCTATGGCTAATAACTTAAATGCAATGCAACATACTATTATTAAATATGTCACAAGGGTTGACCTAAAAGGTAATGGTGATGAAGATATAGATAAAGCAATACACACTTTACAACTTTGGAAGCAATGGAGAAAAGATCATGGACATTAAGCAATCAATTGATCAGCTACGTGAAGAGTTTAAAATGGCTCATCTTAATAACTCTAGGGTTATGGAAATTATAGATACACTGTATCAAGAAAACTTAGAACTTAAACGTATGATGACAATGAAGTTTAAAGATATAGACGATGAGCAATAAAAAAATTCGTAGTAAAAAAGAATTAACAGGTCCCGGAATTGATTTAGATTTTAGCACTAGCCCTGTTGTTTACAATTTTTTAAAAAGCAATAAATTTGTTCGTGGTCTTATGGGTCCAGTAGGGTCCGGTAAATCCTACGCTTGTGCTGCTGAAATCATGATGCGTGCCGTTAGGCAAAAGCCTTCTCCTCAAGATGGCGTTCGCTACACTCGATTTGTTATTGTACGAAACTCGTACCCAGAATTAAAGACTACCACAATAAAAACTTGGCAGGAATTATTTCCTGAAAACACTTTTGGTCCGATGTTATATACGCCTCCTATAACACATCACATTCGTCTCCCATCTCGTGGCGATGCTGCGGGAATAGATTGTGAAGTGATTTTTTTAGCATTGGACCAACCTAAAGACGTAAGAAAACTTTTATCACTAGAATTAACAGGAGCATGGGTAAATGAAGCTAGAGAACTTCCTAAGGCAGTTATTGACGGGCTTACTCATCGTGTGGGTCGTTATCCTACTCAGCGTGATGGCGGTCCTACATGGCATGGAGTATGGATGGATACCAACCCAATGGATGACGATCATTGGTGGTTTAGGTTAAGTGAGAAAGAAAAGCTTTCTGGAAAGTATGGTTGGGATTTTTTTAAACAACCGGGTGGAGTAAAAGAAGTAGAATTAGAAAATTTACCAGATAACCCAGAAGCAAATGATCATGTTTTTTCTGGAGGGAGATGGTGGACGCTTAACAGCAAAGCTGAAAATGTAGGTAATCTACCTAGTGGTTACTATATGCAAATGCTTGGAGGTAAAAACTTAGATTGGGTGCGCTGTTATGCAGAAGGTAAATATACTTATGTACAAGAAGGAAAATCAGTTTGGTCTGAGTATGATGATAATTTAATGTCATCATTAGAAATAGAATATGATCCTACACAACCACTACAAATAGGATTAGACTTTGGTTTAACTCCTGCAGCAGCTATAGGGCAAAGATTAGCAAACGGAAGATGGGTTGTGTTTGATGAAATTGTTACTGAAGATATGGGATTAGAAAGATTTGGCCAACAGTTATTAGCTGAAATTAATGCTAAATACCCTAAAGCACAGGTACTAATATGGGGAGATCCTGCTGGTATGCAACGTGATGCTATCTATGAAGTTACTGCATTTGACTATTTAAGAACGCTAGGGTTACGAGCGCAACCAACTCCATCTAATAATTTTAGAGTAAGGCGTGAAGCAGGGGCTGCTCCGATGCAAAGATTAATAGAAGGTAAGCCCGGTTTGTTAGTACATACACAATGCAAGCGTTTACGTAAATCCTTATCTGGAGGGTATCATTTTAGGCGTATTAGTGTAGGTGCAGGGCAGGAAAGATTTAAAGATAGTCCTAATAAAAATGAACACTCACACATTGGTGATGCATTTGGATATTTGCTTTTAGGTGGGGGTGAACATAAGCGGCTAACAAAAAGTCCATTAGCAGCAAGTTCTATTATATCTCAAAATATAGCGAACTCAGACTTTGACATCTTTTCTTAATCAAGAATATTTAAATAGGTATATGCCTAATATTGATAATATAAGTTATCATACATTTAAACCATATCACCTTAATAATTATAAAGGATTAAAATCTTATGGGATTTCATCGATGTCGGATAGCACTAGAAAACAAGGTATTGAACGCCAGTCTCTTCTTGGCCCATGTGTTACTGTCATGCATTATAATGATGTTATCGCTATTTTTGGCGTTGTGCTTATTTGGAAGGGGCTTGGTGAGGCATGGTCAACGTTTGATGAGAAAGCTAGAAGATATCCCATAGGTATGACTAAAGGTGCATTAACATTCTTTGATATCTGCGAGATATTATTTTCTTTACATAGACTACAAATTACAGTATTATCAACAGATAATAGAGCATTACGATGGGCAAGTGCTATTGGTTTTGTTCAAGAAGGTTTATTAACGCAGTACAGTGAAGATAAGAAAGATTTTTATATGATGAGGAGAAAGGTTGATGGGTAGTCTTTTTGGTGGCAAGCCAGATAATTCAGCAGCAATGGCTCAAATAGAAGCACAAAGAAAAGAAACAGAGGCAGCTAAAAAAGCTGCTATGGATGAAAGGCGTACATTAAAAGAAGAGATGGCTGCTAAAAGAATGGCTAGACGTGGTGGTGGTTCTAGAATGTTATTGTCTTCAGCAAGACTTACGCCAGAAACTGGCATAGAAGAAGATGATAAAATAACAACAACACTTGGATAGGAGTAAAGTATGGGTTCAGTAGTAAAAGCAATAACAGGATCAAAACCAAAGCCAGCGCCAGCGCCAGCGCCAAAACCAGAACCAATAAAGATAGCTGGTCGTGATAGAGCTGCAGAAGAAAGAGCGGCTTCTAGAAGAGCTAGAAGAAGGTCTGGTGGATTATTAACTAAATCATCTGTTAGTCCTGTAGCAGATACTACAGATTCACTGGGTTATGACGATACACTTGCGTAATCTATTATGGGCCTAAAAAACATTAGAAGTGAAATATTAAAAGACGATGACTCTAAGTATGCTCTAGATTTTGCAATACAGGTAAAAAGAGAGCAAGATCCTATGATTAGCAGAGAGAGTATTGTTGATGAAGTAGTTCTTCCAATAGCCTACCATGAATCACAACTAGACCCTAAAGCCATACAAAAAACAATGAGACATGGGGTTGAAGTTAATGGAGCTGGGCGTGGTCTTATGCAGTTTGAGCCTGCGTCATTATATACAGCAGCCAAACGCGCTCAGATCATTTTAACTAAAAACAAAGAAAAAGTTCCTGCTTACATAAATCGCATAGTAGATAACAAAATGTTAGATGCAAGCAAGCTTACAACTGGGCAGCAAACAGCTTTAGCATTGTTTGATTTATTGCAAAAACCAGAAGCAAATATAGCTTTAGTAACGACTGGATCACAAAACGTAAAGAATTTATGGGAAAATTACTGGTGGGCTGGTAAAAAAAATAAACCACTTAGGCGTAAAAAGTTTTCTGAAGACTACAAGTTGTATCTATTAGACTATCGCGATAACATTAAAGGAAAAGCAAATGGCAGATAAAAAAGCAATTATTGAAAAATTTAAAAAACAAGGTGTTAAGTTTAATAAAGCAGGTAAGCCGATGGATATGGAAAAAATTTATAAAACAAACCCAGAGCTTCATAAAAAATTAATTGATAATTTTTATTCTACTGCAGGAACAATGGATGAAGGTAAAATCGATCTAAAAGCTATGATGAAAAAAGTTAAAGAAAAAATGAAAGGAAAAAGAAAATTACAATCAGGTGATGATTTAATTAAAGAAACGGAAAAAAGGATAAAAAATAATGGTAGATAATTACATCGGCATGAAGAAAAAAGCTAAAAAAGTAATGAAAAAGAAAAAAGGCGATTTAAACAAAGATGGAAAGATGAGTTCTTATGAAACCAAAAGGTCTAATGCAATTCAAAAAAATATGAATAAAGGAGTAGCATAATGGGAAAAGGATTATATGCAAATATAAATGCAAGAAAGAAAGCTGGTACTAGCAGACCTAAATCTAAATCTACTATATCAGACAAGGCATATAAAAATATGGTAGCTGGTTTTCCTAAGAAAAAGAAAAAAACAACAGCATAATGGTAGCAAAGAAACATCAAAACCCAAGTGGAGGACTCAATGAAAAAGGTCGTGAATTTTTTAAAAGAACTGAAGGTTCAAATCTTAAACGCCCCCAAAGGACTGGGAGTGACGGCAGGCGTGTGTCTTTTGCTGCTCGTTTTGGGGGGATGGCTGGCCCTTTAAAAGATTCAAAAGGCAGACCAACTAGATTAAAACTTGCATTAAAGAAGTGGGGCTTTGGAAGTAAAGAGGCTGCTCGTAATTTTGCAGCAAAAAATAAAAAGGCATAACTATGGAAATGATGAGATTAAGCGCAGCAGATGTTTTAAAAAGACATGATTTAGCATTAAGAAAAAAAGATGACTTTAGGGACTTGTATGAAGAATGCTACGAGTTTGCTCTACCTCAAAGAAATCTTTATGATGGCCACTATGATGGTAAGATAGGTGGTAGCAAAAAAATGAATCGTGTGTTTGATTCTACTGCTATTAGCTCTACTCAAAGGTTTGCTAACAGAATGCAATCAGGCATATTCCCTCCACAAAGAAAGTGGTGTCGCCTAGAACCCGGACCAGACATTCCAGAAGATAGAATAAGTGATGCTCAAGCAGCATTAGACATTTTTAATGACAAGTTATTTTCTTCATTAAAACAATCTAACTTTGATGTAGCTATTGGTGAGTTTTTGTTAGATCTATCAGTAGGCACTGCGGTTATGATGGTGCAGCCCGGAGATGATATAAACCCAATAAACTTTACACCAGTTCCACAATATTTAGTATCTATAGAAGAAGGGGCTAATGGTCAAGTAGATAATGTTTATAGACGAATGAGAATCAAAGGTGAGTCAATACAAGCGCAATGGCCTGATATTGAAATACCAAAAGACTTACAAGATAAAATTAATCAGAAGCCTACAGAAGAAGTAGATTTAATTGAAGCAACTATCTTAGACCAAAAACGTGGAGATTATTGCTATCATGTCATTCATAAAGAATCTAAAAAAGAACTACTTTATAAAAGAATGGATTATAGTCCTTGGGTAGTATCAAGATATGCAAAAGTTTCTGGCGAAACATATGGCCGTGGACCATTAATTACTGCATTACCTGATATAAAAACATTAAATAAAACCTTAGAGTTGTTATTAAAAAATGCATCATTAGCTATTACTGGTGTATATACTGCTGCAGACGATGGGGTATTAAATCCAAATACAGTTAAAATTATGCCCGGAGCTATTATCCCTGTTGCAAGAAATGGCGGGCCACAAGGTGAATCTTTACGAGCTTTACCTAGAGCTGGTGACTTTAATGTATCTCAAATTATTATTAATGATTTACGTCTTAATATTAAAAAAACATTACTAGATGAATCTTTACCACCAGACAACATGTCAGCGCGTAGTGCTACAGAAGTAATTGAGCGTATGAAAGAGTTGTCACAAAATTTAGGATCTGCTTTTGGAAGATTAATTAATGAAACAATGATACCTCTAGTAAGCAAAATGCTGCAGGTTATGGATCAACGTGGCATAATAGACTTACCGCTAAAAGTTAATGGTTTGGAAGTTAAGATTTCTCCAGTGTCACCATTGGCTATGGCACAAAACATGGATGAAATACAAGCAATTATGCAGTATGCACAAATAGCACAACAAGCTGGACCTCAAGGGCAAATGTCTATAAAACCAGATGTTATGTTAGATTACATTGCTGACAAATTAGGAGTACCACAAAAAATTAGAACCACTCCAGAAGAAAGACAATTAATGCAACAACAGATGGCAGCAGTAGCACAGCAAGCAGCGCAACAAAATCCAGAAGCTGCAGGCGAAATGGCTGAACAAATGCTAGATCAACAAGGATAAATTATGGAAGAAGATTATGGGCCAAGACATAACCCTGCTGATGGAAAAAAGTATTCAGGTTGGAAGGGTGTTCATATTAATAAAGAAGGCAAAAAAGTAACCGAACATTCTGTAGGATATGGTATAGATGGCAAAGAGGTAGAGATACCTATGATTGTTCCATCTACTACAAAAGCAGAATTAAATAGAATTTTAAATAAACAGCAACCTACTGCAGCTATGGTAAAAAAGGCTATTGATCATGCCAAAATGAGAATAAAGCAAGGTAAATCACCTTTTAAAAATCCTGAAGACGACAATTCAATGATGACAAATCCAAATATAATAGGGACAAGAAAATAATGGGAATGTTTGATGCTGAAAGTATAGGGTATGATTACGACAGAGCAAAGTCTGCTGGCATGGGGCCTACTGGTGATGGCACAAAAGAAAATAAAGGGCATTGGGGTTCTGTAGCTCCAACAACAGAAGAAGAAAGAAAGAAATACAATTTACCTAGAGAAAGTTATATTCTGGTAAAAGGAAAAAAACATGAGTCTTGGGATAAAGCTATACAAGGTGAAGTAGCAAGAGGCTTTAAAGTTATAAAAAAAGGTAATAGATATTTTTCAGTTCCTAATAACCCCAGGTCTAATAGACCATTAATGCAAGATGCAGAAATAGGAGAATAACATGGCTGGATGGGATGACTTAGAACAAGCATTACCGCTTGATGTGCGTGATGTTAAACAAAAAAAAGATGATACAGACCGATTATGTTTAAGAGTATTTGGTAGTAAAGATGGAATAAAAATGATGGAATGGCTACGCCAAACTATCTTAGAGCAACCCGTAGCCTTGCCGGGTAGCGACTCTAGTTATGCGTTTTATCGAGAAGGGCAAAATTCAATAATTAGAGATTTAGAAGCAAGGATAATTAGAGCAAGGAAATTATAATGGAAGAAGCAATCGAGCCTAGTACAACTGAGGAAACTCAAGAATCGACTGGCCTACTCGACGATGCAACATTAGAAGAGGAAGTTAGTACAGATCCAAAAGAAACAGAAATTGATCATCGTGATCCTGAGATGTTAAAAGCTCAAGGAGAGTTAGAAGATGATGATGAACCATTAGAAAGACCAGAGTGGTGGCCTGAAAACTTTTGGAGTAAAGATGGAGCAGAGCCTGACTTAGAAGGTATTGCTAAATCTTGGATGGATTTGCGCAAACAAATATCATCTGGAAATCACAAAGCACCTAAGGATGGAAACTATAACACTGAAGTATTTGGTGAAACTCCTGAGGATGATCCTGTTAGACAACATGTTGTTGAATGGGCAAAAGAAAACAGTATTAGTCAAGCAGCATTAGATTCTTTAGTTAGTGAGGTAGTAGGTATGTCTCAAGAACAAGTTGAATCAACAAGGATAAATATAGAGCAAGAAAAAAAATCTTTAGGTCCTAATGCTGATGCTAGAATTAACGGTTTAGCTAAATGGGGTAACGGTTTAGTACAAAAAGGAATTCTTAGCAAAGATGATTATGAAGAGTTTAAATTTATGGCAGGAACTGCGCAAGGCATTTCTGTTATTGAAAAAATACGACAATCATATGAAGGTAGATTGCCTATAGAAACAGTACCTGTAGAAGGTGCGCCAACCAAAGAAGAACTTTATGCTATGGTCGGTGATGAAAAATACAAAACAGATCCAGTCTACCGAGCCAAGGTAGAAAAGGCATTCGCCCAAAACTTTACTGGATAGTTGCTCAAAAGCCTTATCTGTGGTAGGATAGCTGGTAAGGCTTATTGCAATTCTGCAACCCTTTAACACAAGTAACCTTGTCGTATGGCTATCGTAAGTAGCAAGCACCGGCCCAGAATCTCTGGCATACCAAAGCGATTAATTTTTTATTTATTAATTTCTAAGGAGAAAATAAATGTCGATTGGATTATCCCCCGCATTTGTTACGCTCTTTGATGCCGAAGTTAAACAGGCTTACCAAGGTAAAGCTGCTCTTGTAGAAGCTACAAGACAAAGACGAGGCGTTGAAGGCAATATAGTAAAATTCCCGAAAGTTGGGAAAGGCGTGGCTACACTACGTGTACCACAAACTGACGTTGTGCCATTGAATACTGATTTCTCACAAGTTACTGCAACAATGCAAGATTGGAACGCTGCTGAGTATTCAGACATCTTTATGCAACAAAAAGTTAATTTTGAAGAAAGACAAGAGTTAGTTCAAGTTGTATCGAACGCTATTGGTCGTCGTCAAGATCAACTTATTCTTGATGCACTTTTAGCAGGTAAAGGTTCTACAGTCGCTCATGGCGGTACAAACCTTACAGTGGCTAAACTTCGTGACACTAAGAAAACAATGGACACAAACAATGTACCACCAGAAGATAGACACATGATTATTCATGCAAATAACCTATCAAACTTACTTAGCGAAACATCAGTAACATCTGCTGATTTCAATACAGTACGTGCGTTAGTGTCTGGTGAACTTGATACATTCTTAGGATTTAAATTCCATACTTTAGGTGATCGTACTGAAGGTGGTATTTCTATTGATGGCTCAAGTATTCGTTCTTGCCTAGCATTTCATAAAACTGCTATCGGCTATGGCGAAGGCATTGGTCCTAAAACTGAAATCAACTATGTACCTGAAAAAACATCACACTTAGTAAATGCAATGCTTTCAGCTTGCTCAATTGCTATTGATGGCGAAGGTATTGTTGAAGTTCAAGCAAACGAATCTTAATTTAAGGAGAGAACTACATGGCTTATGATGTAACCAAATTGTCGCCAGCTGGCGCACAATCTAAAGCGGGTACAGCTCCTCAAATGTGGACTTACTCAAGTACAGATGCAAAGGCAACAGTAGCAGCATCTGGTTATTTTAATAGCGCATCATCTTTATTAAAAGTTGGTGACTTAATTTTCGCATACAAAACTGACTCTACTGTCAGCGCTACTATGCACGTTGTGTTAAGCAACAGTGCAGCAGGCGTTGTAGATGTGTCAGCAGGTACAGATATTTCTGTAGCTTAGTTTGTAGTGATAATCGTGCATTTGGTAGGGGCTTCGGCCTCTACCTATTTGCATATCTGGAGAAAGATAAATGGCAACTGGTGATACCGATATAAAAATATGTTCTGATGCATTAATTATGTTAGGTGCAAATCCTATATCGTCTTTTACAGAAGGGACAGATGAATCTAATATTTGTGCTAGTCTCTATTCTGATATAAAAATAAAAGTTATTACTAATTACCCTTGGTCTTTTTCATCAAAAAAAGTACAACTTGCAAGACTGATTACTACTCCAACTAATGAATACAAATATGAATATCAATTACCATCTGACATGGTAGGTGTTCCTTCAGCATTATACAACGAAGGCACTGTAGGCTCTGCAAGAATGCGTGAGTATAGATTGTTTGGAGATAAAATATTAACAGACTATGAAAAAGTTTTTGTTGATTATCAATTTAATGTACCGGAATTTGCTTTACCTAGTTATTTTGTTCAATTATTAAAGTATCAAATGGCTTGGCATTTAGCTATGCCTATTACGGATCAAAATGAAAAATTAGAATATTGGAAAATTGTAGCAGAGGGAACTCCGGGAGAAAATGGTCGTGGTGGATATATGCGTCAGGCTATGACTATAGATGGGCAAGGTAAGCCAACTAATGCAATACAGGATTTCTCATTAATTAATGTGAGGTATTAATGGCTAGGTTTGTAAATATACAAACAAACTTTACTTCAGGAGAGCTAGATCCTTTACTGAGGTCTCGTGTTGATTTAAAAGCATATGACAATGCAGTTGAGACTGCAAAGAATGTTATATGTCAACCACAAGGTGGCGTTACTCGTAGACCCGGAACTAAATTTATTAATGAATTAACAGGAACGCCTGCCAATGGTGTGCGTTTAGTACCATTTGAATTTTCTGTAAACGATAGTTATATGTTGTGTTTTACAAACGATACTATGTTTGTATACAAAAACAAAGCATTAGTACATACAGAGTCAGGTACTAATATAACCAGTGCATTGTTAGCTAATATGTGCTGGACACAATCTGCTGATACATTAATTGTAGTGCATGAAGATAATCCTCCTGTAAAAATAGTGCGTGGTGCATCTGATACAGATTGGACAATTAGCACTATTACATTTAATTCTGTGCCAAGACATGCTTATACTATTGTTATTTTTGATACTAGCTCTGCTGGTCATTTAACTCCAAGCGCTGTAACAGGAAAGGTAGAATTAACTTCTCAACATTCTATATTTACTGCTGCCCATGTAGGCCAATATATTAATGTGCAACCACAAGGGCGCGCAAGAATTGTAGAGCTTGTTTCAGCAACTAAAGTAAACGTAGTTACAGAGTTTCCGTTTTTTGATACATCACAAATTGCTAATGCTGATTGGGAGCTAGAAACAGGATATGAATCAGTGTGGTCAGCTACTCGTGGATACCCAAGATCAGTTACCTTTCATCAAGGACGTTTATATTTTGGTGGCAGTAAATCAAGACCATCAACTGTATGGGGTTCTAAGGTAGGATTGTTTTTTGATTTTGAACCAGTAGAGGGATTAGATGATGATGCTGTTGAAGCTACTCTCGATACCAATACTTTTAATGCTATTACCGATATTATTTCTGGTAGAAATTTACAGGTTTTTACTTCAGGAGCAGAATTCTTTGTTCCTCAGGAAGGGTTAAGCCCAATAACACCAACAGACTTTTTCTTTTCTACAGCATCAAGAAATGGATCTAAAGAAGGAATAAGGGTAAAACAGTTAGAATCAGGCATATTATTTGTACAAAGGCAAGGTAAGTCTTTATCAGAAATAGCATTCTCAGATACACAATTAACGTATTTATCATCTAAGATTTCTTTGCTTGCAGGTCATTTACTAAAAAGCCCTACTCGCATGGATATTAGACGTGCAGTTGCTACAGACGAAAACGATTTATTACTTATGGTAAATGGCGATGATGGGTCTATGGCTGTATTTTCTTTATTACGATCACAAAATGTTATAGCTCCTAGTGAATTTACTACAGTCGGATCTTATATTGATGTAGGGGTAGATATTACAGACATATATACAGTTGTTAAGCGAGCTGATAGCGGTTCTGATAAATATTATGTAGAGGTTTTTGATACTACATTTCTTACTGATTCTGCAGTAAAAGGTACTACTGCTACTAGTTTAGATATGTCTCATATAGGTGGAGCTACAGTAAATGTGTTATCAGATGGTTACGTTGAGGCAAATCAAGTAGCAGACGCAGCAGTTACTTTTGTAAATCCACCAGCAACGTCATCTGAGGTTGGACTGCCTATTGCGCTTGAGGTAAAAACTATGCCTTTAGATCTAAAAATATCATCAGGAACTAGGATTGGTTTTAGAAAAAGAATTATTGAAGTAAATGCATTGCTTCTTAAAACGCAAAACATTGTTATTAATGACAACCCTATTGCAATTAGGTCATTAGGTAGTGGAGCATTAGATACAGTAGTCCCTGAATTTACAGGAACTAAGTCATTGCATGGTATACTTGGCTATAGTAATAATGGTCAAATTACAGTTACACAATCTGCTCCATTAAAATTTACTTTGTTAGGATTAGAATATAAAGTGTCAGTACATCAAGGAACATAACTATGAGTTGGACCGTAGCATTAACAGTAGCAAGTTCTGCCTTAGGGGCATATCAATCATATACTCAAGCTAGAGATCAAAAAGCTATGTATAAGTTACAAGCAGAGCAAACAAGAGCTGAGAGTGAAAGAAAAGCCTTGCAATACGAAGAGCGCGCTAATGAAACATTAAGAACATTAAATGAAAAAATTTCAGCTAACCTTACTAGAGGATATGCTGGTGGTGTAGTTGCATTTGAAGGATCTACTGCTTTAGTAAATACTATTAGCAGAACTAATGCAGGTAGAGATTTTATGAGAGATATTAAAAATGCAGAAAATGCTTTGTTAGCTGGAGGAACTCAAGCACAAATTTATGGTAATGCTGGTGATACTGCGTACCGTAGTGGCTTATTAAGTGCAGGCTCAAAGTTAGCAGAAGCTGGGTACAGATATAAAATGATTGGTTCTGCTCGAGAAAAAGTAGCAACAAGACCTAGTTCATATTTTGATATTGGCGGAGATACTTCCGCTATCGGATAGGTAATTATATATGGCACAAGACCCTAGATATAGAAGAAGAGGTATTACATTAGATCAGCAGTCTCCTTTAGATTTTGCTGCGTCAAGAGAAAGTATAAGAGCAGCACAAGCTCTTGAGGTTAGGTTAGATAAAATCTCTGACATAGCATTTGAAAAACTTGCAACTAAAGCAGAAAAAGAGGGTAAGTTGTATGGAGTACAAAATAAAGTTACCTTAGAACAGCTGCAGGATGCTATAGATACTGGGTTAGATGTAAATCAATTGTTTGAAGAAGGTGATACGGTTTTTAGTGCGTCAGCAAGAGCATCTCAAGGTGCTTTATTAGAACAAGATTTATTAAATGATATTCAGATTAAATTTTACAACATTAACGAAAGAATTAAAACAGATGAAAACATTAACCTAGATCAACTAATTGTTGATATTAATTCTAACATACAAGGTTATGCAAATGTTATAAGTAAAATAGATCCTGACAGGGCCATTAAGTTTCAAGCTGCTGCATCAACTATTGGCACACAAACTATCAACAAAGCTAGTACTTTAATAGCAGAAAAAACTAAAGCTGATAATGAAGTAAAATCAGTTGCTACTTTAGAATTTGTTAACCAATACATCGGCAATCTCATGACTACCGTTACAGATCCGGCATCTTTTGCTCTTTTGGTGTCAGAAAGAAGATCTAATGCTTATGCTATGTTTAGAAGAAATCCTAGTACTTATGCAGCAAATGTAACCAAGTTTGAAAAAAATGTACAAGATGCAATCAAATCTGAAATTGCAAATAATTTAATATCAACAAAAAACATTACGGCGTTTTATACTGGAGACTATGATCAATTTAATGACATACTAGAAGCGCAAGGTCTTGCAACCACTGAAGATAAAGATGAAATTATAAAACTTGCTAGAGAGCGATTAGAAGAATTAGCCAATGTAAGAAAAACTGCAAAAGAAGCAGAGTTGCAAATTAAAGATGATTTATTTATAGAAAATTACGAGAAA